TGGATTTTTAATAGTAGTAGACTCATCTATTGCTACCATTGTTTCATGACAAGACATAAATTTTTCAGCAAACTTTCTACCTTTTTCTGTGCTTAATGCTTCAACATTCATAATAAGAATGTGTAATGATTCTTCTACTTCAAACAAAGTTTCTAATTTTTCTTGTTGTTTTTTAGTTATATTTGATTGCCACAGTATGGTCACATTTTCTATGTGAGTAGGTAGGTGTGTGGGTAATTCATTATTATACCATGTACCAATAACACCTTTAGGTGCAATAATTAAAGCACCATTAACTTTACCTTTGTCATAAAGCATTGCAAGATTGTCTATTAATACTTTTGTTTTACCTGTACCCATTTCCATAAAATAAGCATAGCTTTCTTTGTTCCATGACTTTTCTAATGCAGTCATTTGATGTGCATACGGTTTTGTTTTAAATTTATAGTTCATAATTTTTCTTCTTTCTACTTGACAAGATAACAACTCAGACCTATATTGTCAAGCATGAAAGAACATAAAGTTTATGTAATACAAGAAATTGCTGGTAGTGCTGATGGTAGACCTAAAATAAATATTATTGGTGCGTCTGATTATTCTACATCAGGTAAATTTAATTTTTTATTACCTGAATTATCACAAATAATTTTTTCTCCTGGACCATTAATTTATAAACTTAGAAAAGGTTTAAAAGATTTTACTACAGAAGATTATTTATTGTTAACTGGTGATCCTGCAATTATTGGTGTAGCATGCTCTATAGTTTCTGACATGACTAATGGTAAATACAATTTACTAAAATGGGATAAACAAGAAAGAAAATATTATCCTATTACAATTAACTTATATGAAAGAGGAAAGATAGATGAGTAAAATAAACTTTGAAGAAGATCAACAAGAAGTAATACAAAACACAGGCAACTTACAAACATTAGCTGATCAAGTACAAATGTTAGAGGGTGTCAGTAACAGAATAGATATAAGCGAAAAAAATCTTAAAGATTTAAAAAAAGAATATGAACGTTTATCTGGAGAAACAATTCCAACCATGATGGCAGAAATGGGTTTATCTCATTTAAAACTTATGGATGGTTCTTCAGTAGATGTTAAACCGAATTATAGTGCGAGCATAACTATTGCTAATAGAGATGCAGCATTTCAATGGCTTCGAGACAATAACCTGGGTGACATAATCAAAAATGAGATATCCGTGTCATTTGGGCGTAACGAAGATAACAAGGCCGCTGATTATGCGAACCTTGCATCAGAGCGTGGGTATCAACCAACACAAAAGTTGAAGGTTGAGCCCATGACTCTCAAAGCGTTAGTCCGTGAACGTATAGAGGCAGGTAAAGAAATGCCAACGGAACTTTTCAACGTATTCGTTGGAAATAAAACAACAATAAAAAGGAAACAATAAACATGAACCAAGTAGTAAAAAAAGAAGAAGGTGCATTAGCAGTCAATATGTTTGAAGCTGATGCAGACAAAGGCTCTCAGAACATGACGCAAGAAGATCTTGCATTACCATTTCTGAAAGTATTAGGACAACTATCTCCTGAAGTAAATAAAGTACACGCAAGATACGTTAAAGATGCCGAACCAGGTATGATTATTAACAGTGTCACAAATGAACTTTATGATGGAAGTAAGGGAATAAATGTATTGCCAGTATTCTATGAAAGAAAATTAATAGAATGGCAAGACAGAGGAGCCGGCACTGGTGCACCCGTTGCAATCCACGATGCTAGTTCTGATATTATGAGTCAAACAACTCGTGATAAATCTTACAAAGATAGATTGCCAAATGGTAACTACCTTGACAACACTGCAAATCATTATGTAGTTGTGTTAGGTGATTCACCACAAACTGCATTAATATCTATGAAGGCTACTCAATTAAAGATTAGTCGTAAATGGAATTCCATTATGATGGGAATTAAATTGCAAGGTAAAACTGGTTTGTTTACACCGCCAACATACAGCCACATTTACAATCTAAAAACTGTTCAAATGTCTAATGACAAAGGAACATGGTTTGGTTGGGAAGTATCTAAAGTTGGTCCGGTTGAAGATCAAGGTGTTTATGGAATTGCAAAATCTTTTGCTGAACAAGTTGGCAAAGGTGATGTGCAAGTTAAACACGGATCAGACGAATCTAAAACAGATTCACCATACTAAATAAAATCCTAGGAGTAGGCGTGGAAGCGAGAGTGGAAACGCCTATTAAAAAATATGTTTGAAAAGATATTTAAAGGATTGGAGCGTGCTCATGGCTGTACTAAAGTAAGTGCACCTGCTGAGAATGGTGTCAAATTAAAAGGTCAGTCATTTGTTGTACGTCAACCAGTGACCACGGACCTGTGGGAAATGCATTTAAATGGTAAACAAAGTTTAGGTATAATACCAATTAACGAAGATAATCAATGTATATGGGGCTGTGTAGATATAGACTCATACGCAGGATTTGATCACAAAAAATTAATAGATAAAATAAAACAATTTAATCTGCCTCTGGCTGTGTGTAGGTCAAAGAGCGGAGGAGCACATGTCTTTCTCTTCTCGGATCAACCCGTAGCTGCAGAAAGAATGAGGGATAAGTTAACAGAAATTAAAACACTACTAGGATACGGCGGATCAGAAGTTTTTCCAAAACAAATTCAATTAAAATCAGCAGACGACACAGGTAATTTTTTAAATTTACCATACTTTAATGGTGATGACACAACACGTTATGCATTTAAAGCAGATGGAGAAGCGGCAACACTGGAAGAATTTTACAGTATCTATACCGAAATAAAACAAACAGACATTACAAAAATTAAAATAGAAAGACCTAAGTCTGAGTATGACGATGCACCACCGTGCATAGAACTTATGGCTATTAATAAAATACCAGAAGGTGGTAGAAACAATTCTATGTTTCACTTTGGTGTGTATGCTAAAAAGAAATGGCCAGCGGAATGGAAAAGTAAAATGACTTTGTTTAACGCAACAGCATCTACAACACCACTAAGTGAGTCTGAAGTAGAAATAATTAAAAGACAACATGATAAAAAAGACTGGGGTTACAAATGTAATGATACACCAATGTGTAATCTGTGTGATAAAAAATTATGTAGAGAAAGAAAGTTTGGTATTGGTGAAGAGATAGTATTTCCTGCACTGACTGACTTACAAAAAATTAAATTAGAAAAACCATACTACTATCTTAATGTAGATGGTGAGCGATTGCACCTGGAGAATGTAAAATTTTTAAAACAACAAAGTCTATTCCAGGAAGCATGTATGGAACAGCTAGACTTTAAACCACCAACAGTAAAACCAAAAGATTGGGACATGATAATAAATCCACTGATGAAGAACCACGAACCAATAGATCCACCGGAAGGTGTGACTACACAGGATCAATTACAGAATCATTTAGAGGAGTACTGTTTAAACAGGCAAGTATCTACAGATAAAAACGATCTTAAAAAAGGTGGAGTATGGACTAACGAAGGACAGCATCACTTTGTGTTTGATAGATTCTTTAATCAGTTTTTAATTAGAAAACGTTGGGACATAAACTATCAACGTACTGCACAGATGTTAAAAGAAGCCTGCAACTGTGATGACAAACGTATTGGTAAAGAAAGAATATCTGTATTTGTAGTAAAACAATTTGATAAAAAAGAAAACGACTACAATCAAAAAGAATTAAAACCAAAGGATATATTTTGAGAACGATTGTATTAGGACCACCAGGAACGGGTAAAACTACAACTTTGTTAAACAAGGTAGATGATTATCTTAAACAAACTGATCCTGACAAGATAGGTTACTTTGCATTTACACAAAAAGCTGCGCACGAAGCAAGAGATAGAGCAATTAAAAAATTTAATTTAACAGAAGATGATCTACCATACTTTAGAACACTACACTCACTTGCGTTTAGAAAACTGGGATTAAAAAAAGATAACGTTATGCAACCTAGACATTACAAAGATTTAGGTAAGAAGTTAGGTTTTCCTGTAACATACGCAGACTATCAAGAAGACCAAGGTGGTATCTTTACATCCGACAGTGAGTATTTAAGAATTATACAGCTGGCACAACTACGTAACATTACACCAGAGCAACAGTTTGATTTAGCAGAACACACGCAGGACTTGGAGAGAGATCAACTTAGAATTATACACAACGAACTTAGACGTTATAAAAAAGAATATAACTTAATAGATTTTAATGACATGATATTAGATTTTACAAAATCAAATGTGTCACCAAAGTTTG